TCCCCACTAGACCCATCTAAGATAAAAGACGGGGCAGATAGCATTTTTTTAGCATTCTCGCCACAACCGCACCTGCTAGTTGCTACGTTTCTGCTAACAAACTTTTCAAATATATGCCCATTAGGACAATGAAAATCGTAAACTTTTAACATTCTACTCTTTCCAGCCAAAGTTTTCATATACTTTAAAACTGGTCTTTTATGCCGAGATTTCTTCCTGGGTTTCTGCCTGATCCCTTCCTGCCTCAATCGTCCCTTCCAGGTTGATAATTGAGTGAAAAGCGGCAATTTGGCCCTTTCTAAAGAATAACTCTTCTAAATCCTTAACTGTCTGTATATCGGCAAGACGGGCAGCATTGTTAGAAACGTCTTTTAAGAGTTGTTTGAAGCCATCGTGATTAAATAGCTCATTATAGTTATTGTAATAGGTTTCAAGCTCTGGAGTCATATCTTCCCTTATGTTTAACTTAAGCTGTAAACATTGCTTTTTCAACAAAATACTTTTTTTGTTCGTAGTCTATACCACTCAAACAAGCGTATTCTTTTAAAGAGCGTCTTGATCCTATGCCGTATTTGCCTGTGTCAGAACCCGACAACACAGCGTCACTCCTTTTTTCTCCGGCGTTTATTAACTCAGAAACTGGTGTTTTAGTTTCAGTTTCCCAGTGTATTTTT